AGTTATTATTAGAAGAGATTTAAAAGCATTACTAAATCAATTTGCACAGTATGAACTTTGTTTTGGCAATAAATTTAATATTAATCCTGCAGGATATAATATAAAAAGTACGGGATTTACAATTAATGGTTTTAATGATATTGCATATATCACTGATGTTCCAAATAAAAATTCTATTGGTGCTTTGGATGGTAGTAACTTGGGCACACTCAGTGTTGTTACTAAAAATAATAGAGGTGAGCAGAGAGTTATAGTCAAAGATGCAGGTATTGTTGATTATAAAAAGGGTGAAGTGATATTAAATACTATCAACATAACATCAACTGTAAGTGATAATAATATTATTGAAGTTCAGGCATTCCCAGAATCAAACGATGTGGTGGGATTAAAAGATTTGTATCTTAATTTTGATGTATCAAAGAGTACAATAAATACTATCAAGGATGTAATCGCTTCAGGTGAAGATGTTTCGGGAGTTGTATTTACCAGAGATTACTATACATCAAGTTACTCTAATGGAGATTTAGAGAGGAAATAATTTATGTCACAAATTGACAGAAGAATACAGGTTAATACGATTATTGAGAATCAGTTACCAGAATTTGTGGTATCTGATTTTTCTAACGCTACAGAGTTTTTAAAGCAATATTATATTTCACAAGAGTTTCAGGGTGGTGCATCTGATTTAATTACGAATCTTGACCAATATTTAAAAGTAGATAATTTAGTTCCTGAAGTAGTTGTTGGAATTACAACGATTTCTGCAGGAATATCTACTGCTGATACAACTATAACTGTTCCTAGTACAAAAGGATTTCCATCTGAATATGGATTACTTAAAATAGATGATGAAATTATATCTTACACTGGAATAACTTCAACAACATTTACTGGATGTATTCGTGGATTTAGTGGAATTACAGGATATAATGTTGGTGTTTCTTCTTCTTTACTTGAAATTAATCGTGAGAGTTTAAAATTTAATCAAACATCAGCAACCTCTCATACATCTGGATCATCATTAACAAACTTATCTGTATTATTCATTCAGGAATTCTTCAAAAAAATGAAGAAAACCTTCTTACCAGGTTTAGAAAATAATGATTTTTCAACAACCTTAGATGTAGGTAATTTTGTAAAGTTTGCTCGTTCATTTTATCAATCAAAAGGTATTGAAGAATCTGTAAGAATCTTATTCAAAGTATTATATGGAGTTGAAGCAAGAATAATTGACTTAGAGGGTAATCTTATAAAACCATCTGATGCTGAATTTATACGTCGTGAAGTTGTAGTCGCTGATGTTATTGGATCGGGTGAACCTCAAAACTTAACAGGTCAAACAATATTTAAATCAACTGATACATCTACAAGTGCATCGGTATCGGAAGTTGAGATAATTAAGAGAGATGGAAAAAATTATTATAAAATTGCATTATTTGTTGGATTCAGTGATCGTGACTTAATTGAAGGTGTTTTTACTGTACCAGGTAATACAAAATCTCTTAGTTCAGTATCCGTCGGTTCTTCGATTATTGATGTAGATTCAACTGTGGGTTTTGGTACTACTGGAACTGTAATTAGTGGTACAAATTCTGCGATAAATTACACATCAAAATCAATTAATCAATTCTTTGGATGTAGTGGAATAGGAGTTAATATAAACACTTCAGATAATATTAGAGCAAATGAAACAATTTTTGGTTATGAAAATGGAGATTTATCAAAAAGAGTTGATTTAAGAATTACTGGTGTACTATCTGAATTGGTTCCAATTACTGATATAACTTTGATTAATGAGGGTGAAAACTTATTCGTTAGAAATATTGGTGAAAAAATTGAGAATGATAGTAAAAATTATAAACAAATATTTGCCAATTCATGGATCTATAATACAAGTTCAAGATTTCAAGTTGACATACCAGTTGGTGGTTCAACTTTTACATTAAAAACACCAATTGATAAATCATCTTTAAAAGTTGGTGATAGATTTGATATATTAAAGAGAAACGAACAAGTTATCGCTGGTAGTGGTACTGTTGCAAGTATTAATACTGGATTAAATCAGATAACAGTATCAAATATTGCTGGATTTACTCAGGATGCAAATCAATTATATGATATTCGTAGAAAAGTTGAAAAGGCATCAAGTTCAGGTGTAACTATCGCCCAAGGTAATGATAGTGTTATAGCAGATACTTTAAGTGTTTACACTGATGGAAACGTTGATGGATATGTTGCATCAAACTCTTTACCAAGTTATGATATAACAACTAATATAATAGAAGAGACTCTTACAGGAGGAACTGTTACTGGATTAGATGGATTTAATCCTTTGAATAATCGATATAGTTTTATAAATTTCAATTTAGGTAGAAATATTAAATTTATTCAAGGTGATCCTGTTACTTACTTACCTGAAGGTGCAGGATTAATTGGATTAGATACAGGTAGAACTTATTTTGTTGACCCTGTTATACCAGATGATCCTAGTCAAGATATTACAAAAATTAGAATATTTAATTCCACAGCACAAATTGGATCTGGAAGCACTGTTCAAGTTGGTCCAACTACTTCTACAACTGATATTCATAGATTTGTATTGCAAAAACATTCAAGCAGGGTATTAGAAGCAGATAAGATATTAAGAAAAATCCCTCTATCTCAAAACTTATTTGTTAGTTCAAATCAAGATATACCTACAAATGATATTGGTATATTAATAAATGGTGTTCAGATTCGTTCACCTATTTCTGATAATCAGATATATTATGGACCTTTAGAATCAATTGATTTGTTAAATGCTGGAAGTGGATATGATGTATTAAATCCTCCAATTGTTGGTATTGAAACAAGTACAGGAGTTGGTGCTGCTGTCGAACCAATAATTCAAGGAACTGTTAAAGAAGTATTTGTTGATCCACAAGAATTTGATATTGATGCAGTTACAAGTATCTCACTAACTGGCGGTAACGGAAGTGGGTGTTTACTACAACCAATATTAGGAACTCGAAACAGAGAATTACTTTTTGATAGTAGAGATATATTTTTTAATGGTGGTGTTGATATTGTAAATGAAACTATAACATTCAAATCAAATCACAATTTACTTGATGGTCAAATTGTTTATTACGGTTCAAATGGAAATTCTCCAATTGGTATCGGAACTGCATTCGATTTATTGAATCAAATAGATGGCACACTATCAGATGGTGCTCCATATTTTGTAAGATCTGTTAATCCATCTACAGTTAAATTATTTAATACTAGAGTAGACGCATTGTTTGGTACTACTGGTATAAACACTGTTGGATTATCAACAGATACCGCAGCAAGTGGTATTCATAAATTTAAAACAGAAAATAAAAATACTTTAGTTGCTATTAAAGTATTAGAAGAGGGATCTGGTTATACTCATCGAAAATTAAGAGTAAAACCGATTGGTATTTCAACATCTCTAAATGTTGTAACTTTTAAAAATCACGGATTCAATAGTGGTGAAATTGTAGAGTATTCTGCAGAAACTACAACAATACAAGGATTGAGCACGACATCATCATATTATATTCATAAGTTAACAAATGACACATTCCAATTAGCAGATGCTGGAATTGGTGGAACTTCGATTACAGATTTTAATAGAGGTAAATATGTTAATTTTGCATCTTCAGGTGAAGGATTCCAAATATTTAATTTCCCTCAAATAAAAGTTAATATTGATGTATCTTATGGTTCAACAATTACAGGTAATATTGTAGCAACACCTGTTGTTACAGGTGAATTAATTGGTGGATATCTTTATGAAGAAGGAACAAATTATGGTTCTACCATACTTGATAAAGAAGTTATACCTAAAGTTACTATTCAAAATGGTAAATATGCAGAATTTAAACCAATTATTGTAAATGGTAGAATTACCGATGTTGCAGTTGTAAATAGAGGTAGAGAATATAATTCTAGTCCAGAAATTAGAGTTACATCAACAGGAGTTGGGGCTGGTGCTGTTGTTCGTCCAGTAGTAGAAGATGGTCGAGTTATTGATGCTGTAGTAACTAATCCAGGTATTGGATATAGTAGCATATCAACAGAAGTTAGATCATTTTCAAGAGGTACTGGCGGTAAGTATGCTGCTAGGGTTAGAAGACTAACTTTAAATAATACTCAGAGATTTGGTGATTCATTCTTATCAACTAAAGAAGATACACTAAGGTTTAGTATATTAGGATATTCACAAGATATTGCAAATAATTTTGAAAATACATTTAATGTTACTTCAAGTGGTGAATTTAGTAATATAACAGGTCACTCTCCGATTGTTGGATGGGCATATGATGGTAATCCAATATATGGTCCTTTTGGATATTCAGATCCTTCTAATATCAACTCTGATTTAAAAATAATAACATCATCATATGTAACAGATATTAATAGAGTTACTAATCGTCCATCAGGATACTCAGCAGGATTTTTTGTTGAAGATCATGTATATAATGGAACAGGAGATTTAGATATTCATAATGGAAGATTTGGAAAAACACCAGAATTTCCAAATGGAGTTTATGCATATTTCTCAACTGTTGGATTAGGAACTGGAACAAACAAATTAGAAGGAAAATATCCATACTTTATTGGTAATACATATCGTTCACCATTCATAGCAGAAAATCAAATATTAAATCAAGAGTTTGATTTCAATAATTCAGGATTAAGAAGAAATACATTCCCATATAATGTTGATGAACAATTTTCTGGAAATGATTTTGTAATAGAGTCTTATGAAAAAATAAGACAAATTTCTAAAATTGAATCTGTAACTAAAGGTGGAGTTGATGGATTTACTATTTTAAATGGTGGTGCAGATTATAAAATTGGAGATATAACAGATTTTGATGATGAAGGTACAAACGGATCAGGATTCCGTGCACAAGTTGATGAAATTGTCGGCATTGGAATTTCTCGTATCGATACAACAATTGATTCATTTGAAAATGCTGTTTTCACTTGGAACAACTATAACGAAGTAACAGCACAGTTTTTACCATTTATTGAGTTGAATGATCAATCATTTGTATCCATATCTGGTTTAAGTAGTTCTATTGTAAATTTAACTAATTCGTTTAAAGTTGGTGTTGGGACAGATTCTGTTGGACTTGCAAAAACTATGACAATTGGTGCTGCAAACGGTTTAATCCAAGATATTCACGTAAATAAAATACCATCTAATGTTGCAATCGGTGGTTCTATAAAAATTGGTTCTGGAAACGTAGGAGCAGATGCTGACATAGAATTTTTACAAGTGTTAAATGTATTTGACATAAGAAAGGTAATTAGAGTACTAAGACACACAGGTATTGCTCATACTTCTGGATCTAATATTGATGGTCTTAATAATACAATTAGTATACCAGTTAAAACTACAAAGTTTGAATCAGAACCTAATGATGTAATATTCTTTAACGGTCCTCAATCAGTTGGAGTTGGGACTACAAATGGTGGTGCTATAGATGTAGACACCTTTATTGGTGATTTAAAAGAAGTGGTATCAATACCAACAAGAACAATTCGTATTCCAAATCATCCATTTAAGACAGGTCAAAAGGTTGCTTTACATAAGAGAGTTGGTGCAAATCGATTTGATGTGGGAACAACACCTCTCGTCACAGAATTCAAAGTACCTCATGTTGGACAAAATTCACTTGATGTCTACATCATAAACAAAGGTAAAGATAATATTGGTATTTTAACCACTAGAGTTGGAATTGGAAGTACAAGTGAAGGTTTATATTTTTATAGTAATGGTTCACAATCAGGAATTTCTTCAGGATTATATAATTTTCAAACGGATAAGAAAAAAATAACTGGTGATATTGATAAAATTACAACTACAGTATCAACAAATGTATCTGCAGCAAACACAACAACTCACAACTTAGTTGAAGGTGATACTATCAGAATGAATGTAGTTCCTAGTTTAAATGTTGGAAATGGAACTACAATCCCTGTATCGGTTAATTATAATTCTGAATTTGAAAAATTAATTATTGATCCAATATTATTCACTGCTTCTGATGTTGAAACAAATCAAATTGATATAGTAGATCATGGATTTGAAACTGGTGATAAAGTATTCTATGATGGTTCTGCAACTGGATTAAGCACAGGAACATACTTTGTTAATAGAGTGAGTAGTAGAAGATTTCAACTTTCTGAAACCATCTTAGACATTAATTCAAATCCAATAAAAACAGTAAACATTACAGCGAATACTGGAGGAAATCAATCAGTTGGATTAATAAATCCAAGAATTGATGTAGTTAGAAATTCTAAATTAAATTTTGGATTAACAAGTAGTACATTATTAAACTTTGACTTTAAATTATTCTACGATAGAAATCTTACAAATGAATATTTAAGTTCACAGGACTCTAGCACATTCAATGTTGGAACTGGCGGTACAATTGGTATTGGAACAAACAATAGCGATCCAATTGGTGCAGGGGTTACAGTTCAATATTCAACATCTACACCAGGTACACTATATTATGGTTTAACAAAAGGTGGTTTTATAAGCACTGCAGATACTGAAGTATCCAATTATTCTGAAATTAGATTCATTGATAGTAAATATAATGGAGAATATAAGATATCTAATGTCACTGACGATACTTTCCAATTCTCACCTAAAATTCCTGAATTTTTAAGTTACACAAGTAGTGATTGTGAAAAATTAGAATATTCTACTAAATCAACATCAGTTCATGGTTCTATTAAAGATTTAACTATATTATCAC